AGATAACACTTTAGAGCGTTTGGCTGTAAAGGAAAAAGTCGCTTTGGCTAAGTTATCGCTTTTAAAACGTAAGATTTAAAGGAGTTTTTATGAAATTAGTTATTGTTTCTATTTTAGATACTGCAGCTGGTGCTTATGGTCGTCCAGCTTTTGTTGCATCTGAGGGTGTTGCTGTTCGTCAGTTTCAAGACGAGGTAAATCGAGCTTCTGATGATAATCAGTTGTATAAACACCCAGATGATTTTCAGTTGTTTTATTTTGGTACTTTTGATGATAATTCTGGTGCTATGGATCTATTAGGTTCTCCTAAGATGATTGCGAGAGCTAAAGATATTATGATTAGAGATGGTGAGTAAGTTTTTTTTGTTTGTTAAAACCGTGTTGTTTGTTAATTTTTAACAAACAATACGGAATACTTCGGGAGATAGCTATGCATCGTAATAAGTCAGTAAGTTCGCACTCATTTGCAATGGTGCCTAAGGCGGAAATTCCGCGTTCTAGTTTTGATACTCAATATGCTCATAAGACCACTTTTGATGGTGGTTATTTAGTTCCTATTTATTGTGATGAAGTTCTTCCTGGAGATATGCACAATGTTAAAGCGACTATGTTTGCTCGTTTGGCTACGCCATTATTTCCTGTAATGGATAATTTACATCTTGATACTTTTTTCTTTTTTGTACCTAACAGACTTGTTTGGACGAATTGGGTTAAGTTTATGGGTGAGCAAGCGAATCCCGGTGATTCTATTTCTTATGTTATTCCGCAGATTACGTCAAGTGCTGGTGGTTATGCCGTTGGTTCTATTTTTGACCATTTTGGATTACCTACTGCGGGTCAGATTACTGGTTCTAATACTGTTACACATAATGTTTTGCCGTTACGTGCTTATAATTTGATTTATAACGAGTGGTTTAGAGATGAGAATTTACAAAATTCTGTAACTGTTCGTACAGGGGATTCAGGGGATGTTCCCTCTGATTACACGATGTTACGTCGTGGTAAGCGTAAAGATTATTTTACTGGCGCTTTGCCTTGGCCGCAGAAAGGTGCTGCAGTAAGTTTACCATTGGGTACTTCTGCGCCTATCGCTACTGCTGCTCTGCCTAATACTAGTGGTGCTAGTCGTTTGACTGTTATTGATGGTTCAGGTTCTGTTCGTGATTTGATTTCTCAGAGTGTTGATAGTTATCATTTACATGTTGATTCAGGTGGTGCTAGTGGTCAAGCTTTGTATGCTGATTTGTCACAGGCTACTGCTGCAACTATTAATCAGTTGCGTCAGTCTTTTCAAATTCAGCGTTTGTTAGAGCGTGATGCTCGTGGTGGTACACGTTATACAGAATTGTTACGTGCTCATTTTGGTGTTACTCCACAAGATTATCGTTTACAACGTCCTGAATATATTGGTGGAGGTTCGACTTATGTCAACGTTAACCCAATTGCGCAGACTTCTGCTACTTCGATTTCTGGTGGTGCTACTCCGCTTGGTAACCTGGCTGCAATGGGTACTGCGTTGGCTAGTGGACATGGTTTTACGTACCATGCTCAAGAACATGGATACATTATCGGATTAGTGAACGTTCGTGCTGATTTAACATATCAGCAAGGTCTTGCTAAGATGTGGTCACGTTCTACTCGTTATGATTTTTATTTCCCTGTATTTGCACATTTAGGTGAACAGGCTGTTTTGAACAAAGAAATTTATGTTCAAGGTACTTCTGCAGATAACAACGTATTTGGATATCAAGAACGTTGGGCAGAATATCGTTATAAGCCTTCTCAAATTACTGGTTTGTTTAAGTCAACTTCGGCCGGTACTATTGATGCCTGGCATTATGCCCAGAAGTTTACGACTCTTCCTACTCTTAATGCTACGTTTATTCAAGAAACGCCTCCAATTGAGCGTACTACAGCTGTAGGTAGTGCTGCTAATGGTCAGCAATTTTTGATGGACGCTTTCTTTGATTGTAAGATGGCTCGTCCAATGCCGATGTACAGCGTACCAGGCTTGATCGACCATTTCTAATATGGTTATATATAACCTCGACTACTCCGTAAGGAGTAGTGAGGAAACAACCGGAGGGCGTTAGTATGGGTTTGTTTTCAGCTTTAGGTGGATTATTATCGGTTGGTGGTGCTGCTACTACTAATCCCGGGTTAACTGCAGCAGGTGCTGCACTTGGTGCAATGGGTAACCAGCAGTTTCAATCTGAAGAGGCTGCCACTAATCGTGCGTTTCAAGAGAATATGGCTAATACGTCGTTTCAGCGACGTGTTGAGGATTTAAAGGCGGCAGGTTTGTCGCCTATGTTGGCTTATTCGCAAGGTGGTGCTGCAGTACCAAGCGGAGCTCAAGGTAGTTCTGCAGCTAACGTTGGTGAAGCTTCTGCTTCAGCTGGTTCTACTGCTCGTCAGATTAATATTAATCGTGAGCAAGCTATTTCACAGATAGAGTTGCAAGACCAACAAAAGAATCTTTTGGGGTCGCAAGCTCTTAATTATGATTCTCAGACTGCACTGAATATGTATGAATTGACTGAACATTTACCTGCAAAGGTAAGAAATGTTATTCAAAATACATTGACGCAGGCTGCTTATGCAAGAGCATCTATTGCTAATGCTCGTAATACTGAGTATCTTTTGCCTAGGTCTATGAAAATTGGTTCTGCTTGGGCTAGCGATGCAGGTACTGCTGCTGCTTATGGCGGTATGGTTAAACATAATACTCCAGGCTTAAAGGTAGGTCCTGTTGAAGTAGGGATTAAATAATGTCAAAAGATAAATTACCATTTGTACGTAATCCGTACAATTATGATATGGCTCTTGTCTCACAAGAGACTGGTCTTGTTTGTCAAGACCCGAGTTTAGCTCAACAACACATGAGAGACGAATGTGATATTAATACGATAGTTGAGCGTTTTGGCGTTACAGGTCAATTACCTGTAAGAGCCATAGAGCCGTCATACGGCGATTTTAGCGGTGTTAGTGACTATCACACCGCATTGAATAAAATTAAAGCCGCTGATGAGGCATTTATGGCATTGCCAGGCAAACTTAGAGCTAAGTTTGATAATGACCCTAATGCGTTGCTTAATTTTTTAGAGAATGAAGCGAATAGGAATGAAGCGATTGAGCTTGGTCTTATTGATGGTGAGCCAGTGGCTCAACCAATCGTTTCTGCAGTAGAAACACCTAAGGATTCAGTGTAAACTGAATCCAGCACAGTTACGTTACTTGATGTAACTGTGCTAGGTGACACCAAAACCACATTTTTAACTACGGAGTGCAATGTTATGAGTTTATATAGAAAACCAATGAGCAAACATGGTGCAGCGAAGAAATTTCGTCGTGGCGTAAGCAAGACGAAGGCTCTTAATATGCGTCAATCCCCACAACGTGGTGGTTTTAGACTCTAAGAGAAGTTATGGCATGTTATAAGCCTTTAACGGCTTATCAATGCTCTGACAAATCTATAATTTGGCGGGAATTACCGGGTGCGGATGTAGTCCGCACTTTGTCGTTGCCTTGCGGTCAGTGTGTTGGTTGTCGCCTTGAGCATTCAAGGATGTGGGCGACTCGTATTATGCATGAGGTGAAACAGCACGAGAGATCGTGCTTTATCACCTTGACGTATGACGATGCGCATGTTCCTACTAATGGTTCTCTTAAACGGTCCGAATTTTCGGTCTTCGTTAACGATCTTCGAGGAAGGTTGAGTTATCACTGTGGCAAGAAGAAAATTAAGCTATTCGGCGTGGGCGAGTACGGTGAAGCATCCAAAAGGCCGCACTACCATGCGATCGTCTTTGGGGAAGACTTCCGTCGCTGTATTGGAAAGCGCTCAGGCGCTGGATATGGTTACTCTGAAGAGGAACCTGCTCGTAGCGGAGGTGACCAGTGGTCTAATGGCTTGTTGTCCGAAGTGTGGATGCAAGGGTTGCATAGAATATCCGAAGTTACTTTTGAAAGCGCTGCATACGTTGCCAGATACTCGCTTAAGAAAGTTACGGGAGCTCTTGCGCCGGCTCACTACGGTGATCGAGAAGTCGAATTTGTTGCCCCGGGGAACGGTATAGGCCGTTCTTGGTTGGAGCAGTTTGCGACTGATGTTTATCCGGCGGATTCCGTTGTTTTATTGAAGCGTGGGCAGTTCATGCCTCCGCGTTATTATGATCGTTTGATGGAAAAGTTTTGTCCTGAGGCTATGGCTCAGGTGAAGTTGGCTCGTGC